ATGTTGCTTGTCAGAACCGCGCGAAATAAAGCGCTCGACGAAATTCTCTCGTACACCTATCCACGGCTGCATACTGGCTCCTGCTGGTATATCAGTTTCTACGCATTCGACCCGGCACGGGGAGAAATGCGGCGTAAGCGCATCAAGATCAATTCGGTCGGCACTGCCGCACAGAAACGTCGCTATGCGACCCAGGTATGCAATCGACTTTCAACGCAACTCGAATCGGGTTGGAACCCCTGGGTCGAGGCTGAAGCAGAAAACTGCTACAAACTATTCGATGATGCCCTCTCCCACTATCGGCGGCACATTACGAAGTTGCTGAATGACGGCGTGCACCGGCAGACTACGCACCACTGCTACATGAGTTTTGCCGGGATGCTCGAAAAGTGGAACAACCGAAAAGCTCCGATCCGCTATGTCTACCAATTTGACCGGACATTCTGCGTTCAGTTCCTTGATTATGTCTATCTCGAACGAAAGAGTTCTCCATCGACCCGAAACAACGCGCTGGCGTTCCTTCGGTCATTCAGCACATTCCTTGTCCAACACCTGTATTTGAAGGATCGGCCGACGTCCGGGCTGCAGAACCTTCGGAAAGCTGTCATCCAGAAACAGCGCACGGGGATCGCGCCGGAGGACATGAAGCGGCTGCACGACTGGCTTCAGGCGAACAACCGTCCCTTCCTGCTGGTGTGCTATTTCCTGCACTACCTGCTGATCCGCCCCCGCGAGATTGCGAAGCTGCGCCTGGCTGACATCAGCGTGGCCAAGCAGACCGTCTATATCGATGCATCGATCTCGAAGAACAAGAAGTCGGCCAGCGTGACGATCCCCGTTCAGATCCTCGAACTGATGATCGATCTGGGCTACTTTTCGGCACCCAGTTCATTCTACATCTTCTCGGAGGGATTCCGCCCCGGAGCCGAATATTGCAGCGAAAGGGATTACCGGGACTACTGGAAAAATGTCGTCGCACCGGCACTGCATTTCCCCATTGAATACAAATTCTATTCGCTAAAAGATTCGGGAATCACAGCGATGCTTCGGGCCGGACTCGACGCCCTATCCGTCAAAGAACAGGCGCGACACTCCTCCCTCCAGATTACGGACGCCTATACCCCGCGTGAAGTCAAGAAGGCAAACCCTGCGCTCCGTAATTATAGAGGCGATTTGTAAAAAATAATAGAAAAATATCTATCGAATATTTTGCAAATAATAGAAAAATATCTATCTTTGTGATGTCAAACAAATGCAACAATGAAATCGAGTGAGCTACAAAAGTTGATTCTCGCAAACGGATGGCGAATCGTCAGACAAAGCGGGAGCCACGTGATCTACGAAAAAAACGGAGTCAGGTACCCGGTTCCGTTTCATGGAAGCAAAGAGGTAGGTACTGGACTTGAAAAGAAAATCAAACGGGAGATGGGTCTGAAATAGACCCCTCCCGAAAAACCCGAGGGGGGGGGTTTTCACCCCGTATATGATAGAGAAAGAAATAAGGTCATGAAACAGATTACAGCTATTATCGAAAAGAACAGCGACGGCGGATTCAGCGCCTATTGCACCGACGAAATGTTCTCCGGAATGGGAGATACGGCCGAAGCAGCCAAAGAGGACTTGAAACAATCAATCCGGCATTTTGTCGAGTCGAGCCGCGAAGACGGCTACCAATACCCGGAATGGCTCGACGGGGAATATGAGATCGTGTATAAGTTCGACACCCAATCGCTCCTCCAGTATTACGCCGGGATCATCACCCCGGCCGCGCTGGGAAGATTGTCCGGAATCAATCCCAAACAACTCTGGAGCTATGCCCACGGGAAGTCCAAACCTCGGGAGGCCCAGGTGAAACGAATAGAGGATGCTCTGCACAAACTTGGAGCTGAACTCTCATCAATCTCTTTGTAGCATTTGTTTGACAGCTCTTCTATAAAGAGAACACCCGGCTGAAATATTGCCGGGATTTTTTTTGAAAAATGCTTGCATAATTCAAACATTCATATTATATTTGTACTGTCAAACCAATAAAACAGCCGACGGGCTTTAAGCGGGCATTATGAAAAACACTATTTCCATCTCTACAATCATTGAGAATGCGGTGAACAACCGCGAGATTCCTTATCACATCTCACTGGACGACGCCAGCCGAATGATTGCCAACGCGAAAGGGGCATATCAGGTCAACTCTGATATATTCTATTCGGGCCGAGTAAGAGCATATCAAGACGGCGATCAGATCGTATCGTTTGGGAAAAAGAATCTGAATGTCGATGAACTCCGCCGCATACTGGAGCAATTCATTGGGAAGGGCTCCGTCACAATTTGGATCAAGAATCGAATTTTCAAAGGTGAACTGATTAAGTAATGAGAAGAGAATATCCTGCATTCATTATTGATAGAAGTCGTCGTTCGGAAGCGTCTCGCTTCTCCGACGACTTCGTCGTCTGTCCCGATCGGGAGGTCGGGTTTATCGCCCGTGTCTACAAGCTGCCCAAGTCCCGACGAGAAGAGTTCGAGAAGGGGCTTGAAGGTCTATCCGAATCTGAAGTATACAACCGATACATCTTCGCTGTCATCGGTGAGGCGATCTGTGTCTTGGAGGTCGTGCGAATGCTTTACGAGCCAGTTGCCCACATCAACCGGCTCCGGCCGTTGATGAAGAAGGCATTGAAAGCCTATCTGCATGGTGAAGAATCCGCCGTTCGGCGCGAGGGGCTTCCGTTCGACGAGCAGATCGCCGCAATCGACGACGTGATTCGCATAGCCGAATCGCAGCGGACGCGCCTCGAAGACATTAACGGGAAGGGCGGATCTGACAGATTCATCAACGCCTTGAAGTCGGCCCGCGAGTCAGTCGAGTTGCTTCAAAAAATCACGAGACATGAGTAAGGACGCGAAACGTGGAGGAGCGCGACCTGGCGCCGGTAGAAAGCCGGCAGAGGTGAAAAGCGTCTCTATTTCATTTAGGTTGCCGATGACCGAACGGGATGCTCTGTATGAGTACTTGAAGAAGAAAAATATCAGTATGGCATCGTTCGTAAATGAAGCCTTGAAATTATTGGATCGATAATCAGAAATCGCCCCGGCCTTTTGGCTGGGGCGATTTATCATACACGCGGAAAATATTTCTGCTTCAGTTCAAGCAGCGTATCCCAGCAGGTTACGATCAGGCCGTCTTCATGATGGTGGTATTCGCCCTTGTAGTCGGGGATACCACCCAAAGCGTTGGCCCATCGTTCCGTGTAGAAGTGGTAGTAGTTCTCGGCCCGGCAGATCAGGCAATGAATGCCGCTGGGCAGCGCCACGACCAGCAACCACAGCGGACCGAGGTACATGGATTGCCGGACATGGCCATATTCGTGATCGTAGACCGGTTCCCGCATCATGTTGTCCACGGCAATGAAGACATAGCGGCCCAGCGTTACGCCGCCCTTCACGTGAGAGGTGGCGTAGAACACCGCACCTCGCTGTTTCGTGACCAGGGCCCGGTCGCGGCAATAGCACAGGTAGGCCAGCCCGATCAGGTTTTGAGGCAGCTGCCAAACGTACAGCAGACATTCAAGCAGCATGGAAAGGAATCTATTTTTCATCTTCGCGTTCATTTTTTCCACAAGGTAAATTCGGCCTGTACCTGTCCCATCGGGGCGCCGTTATGCGTGTCGTAAGCAGCGATGGCCGACAGGCGCAGCCGTCCGATATTCCGCCGCACAAAAGCCCCGGCCCATACGACGTTCCCGGGGCGTGCGGTCATGGCTCCAACCGTGGGACCGGCCTCCCATATACGTTGCTCACTCTTGTATACCGTGCGGCTGTATATCTCGAAGTAATCGAGCCGCGGTCCGAGCGTCCCAATAGCGGGGCCGACGACGCGGGCGTAATAGCTTGAATCGCGGTACTCAATCGTCCGCTCCGTAACCGTTATCTGTACGCTGTCTCCACTGCCTGCACTGACAGTATGCAGGCTGTCGTTTCGGATCGTCTTCTGGTTGACTGGAGCCGTGTCCGGAATGTCATCTGCGGCGGTACGGCTACCGGCGAAAATCAGTTTTGGGACGTTGACGGAAATCAAGTGATCAGAAACAAGGGTCGGTTGCGGTCGTTCGTAAAATATCGTGTCGATCTGCACGGACACGGAGGAGGCTGCTCCCCGGCGGTATCCCCAGCCGAAAAGCAGACCTCCGACAAGCAGCGCCGCCAGCAGATATAGCATCAGCCGTTTCATGCGGTCATCGGAATATAGTTCCCGTTGCGCATCGACAGCAGTTGACGTCGCTGTTTGCCTTCACCGTTCTTGTAGCCGATATGCACCCACCGCGGAACGCCGCCGACGTCTTCATCCTCGGAGATCATCTGATCAAACTTCCGATTCTTGAGAAACTCCCGGCAGAAATTTTTGAACTGCCGGAACTGGCCGTTCATCGGGACGAGGTCGAGTGCATAGCCGAACGAATGGGCCGACGTGGCCGATCCGCCGACGGCTGCATTGAGAGCGCCGCTGCGGTAACCGGATGAGACGCGCAGTTGCGGCGTGCCGAGCTGCTCATGAGCACATCGGATTGCCCACTGCTCCCGCATCGGATCAATGAGCGATTCTACCATCTCGACGAGATTACGTTGATGTTCCGGGGTGGGCGTATTGTCAATGCCCTTGCTTCGGGCCGTATCGGAGCGCGTGAGCTCCTCCATCGTAAAGTGTTTCATACGCCTACTCCTCCGTCTTGGCATCATACCACATTTTGGCTAACCAGCCGACCACGGCACCGGCGGCCGACGCAAGGGTCGCGGAGATTCGGATGCCGTCCGGCAGCAGGTTGAACACTACGGTCGCGGCTACAAAGGCTGCGACGCCGATCAATACGCCTTTCTGTTTCTTTGTCATGATTCTGTGATTTTTGAGGTTAATGATTAATTGTTGAGCCGATGATAAAAATCGAGCTTTATATCGTCGTATGCCGCCGATACGTTCGTATAGGCCCGGCCGTTATTGGGTCCGGCCGGGTTATAGATCTCCTTTTCCACTACCTTGGCTATCTTCTCCACCCATTCGGGATTCGTATAGCTTGAAAGTCTCCGACCTCGATAGGTATAGCTGTCGAAACGGGTATTGCGGTCCTCGTGGATGTTATGCAGAAGCGTGCGGATTTTCGCCGCCGTTGCTTCACGATCGGCGATGTGGTTCTCTTCCCTCACTTTTTTGATGATTCGGCAAACCCTTTCCGTAGCCAGATCGAAGAACACATTGGCCGTGTTCTTGATCCGTAACTGCGTCTCCGGCTTCAAACCTTCCGAGATGTCTGTCAACTTGTCGTTCTGGGCACGGGTCTCGTCGAGCAACTCCAGCATGGTGCTCTTGTTGCTTTCGATGATCCCATTGATGAGCGAGCGGAACCAGGCGAAACAGGAGATCATCAGCCCCATGGACAGCAGGAGAAATGCCCCGGCCATCATCGCCATCATCCCGAAATCGCTGATCCCTTTCGCTACCTCGGTAATCTGTCCTGCGTTCACCTCCATGACCATTATCCGATGAAATAGAGTACAAGCACGGCGACCCAAAACCTGAATCCGCCGATTATCGTGGCAAGAATATCCCGCCAGTCGCTTTCTGCGTCATAGGCGCAGTCTTTCCACACGGCCCAGCCCACGGTCGAGACTACCGAGACGGCGAGGGCGATCCAAAAAGCCGTTGTTACGGCAACGGCCAGCCACACCAGGAGTATCGCGAAAACGAAACTCCATGTCGCGATGCGCGAACCAAGCGCATCGTGCTGATACTTGTCCTTCGGAATGGCATTCAACCATTGCAGGACCCGGGTCAACAGTTCGTTCAATCGTTTCATCATATCGTAAGTTTATAAATGCCGGTAATCGTGACGGTCACTTCCGGGCAATCATCCCGGTTCACCGTTTCAAGGTAGATGGTCATGGTTGTGCCCGAGATGGTGGCCGACACAAACGTGCCGCCATGGTCGAAGATGTGCACTTCACTGTCAAGAGGCACCGGATAAGTTGCCGACAAGGCATAGCACGTCGTGACGCCTGCACTGTCCTTGATCTTCACGTGTCCGACAATCATGATCCGGGTATTGTCCGCAAGCTCTCCGGTCAGGGTGAGGCTGCCGCCGCCGGACGGGACGTCGGGGTCATCATCCAACTGGACGACGGAAACAACGTCTGCCTGGCTTATCCGTTCATAAGGCGATGCACTACTGGATGGCGTCACCCATTTCACATCCCCGGGGTTCGGTCCGGTTTTGGTCAGCACCTGCCCGGCCGTGCCTTCGATCGAGGGCTTCAACTGCTTGTTTATCGTCTGCTCATAGAACACTTGATAGCCTACCGGGGTATTGATTTTAGAGAAAACGTCCGGATTCTCAGTGTATTCACTTACGACTCCCAAAAAAGAGCCCGTTTTAATCTTGGGTTTACTCTGCGCATTGTATTCAACGTATACGCTATAGAATCTCGCCTCTAATGCTGGATTCGAGTTGTCATACATCGGGTATTCGTAAAGCAACCAACATATCTCATAGCCTGCACCCGTGTTACAAACAACCCCATAATAAGTAGTCTTATCGCCGAACTCACTGACTCTCTGCATTAAGAGTGTCGCGTCCATACTTGTGGCTCGTTCGAGCGAATCAAGAACAACAGACATGTCGTCTATGAATGTGTCTTCATCTATCGATTCATCATATCCGTAGCTGATGATGACGATATTCAGCTTCTCGCTATTGATCTGACTTTGGAACTTCCCCTGACCTTTGTCGTAAATTTCATCAGCGGTGGCCAGCACGCCCTCGGTCGTTGTGACGTGCAAAGTATCGGTAATATTGACTGGCATATCCTATCTGTTTATTTGATTTCAAACGTATAGCTTCCCGCGCGCTGCGGCTTGGCCGAGCGGTAGCACTTGTAGTTTCCGCGGCCATCCACGGCGACCGTGGCCACGGCGTCCAGCGACACGTCGAAGCCGCCCATCTTGATCGACGTGATCGAGAAGTTTTCGGGGACCGCGAACCAGAAATATTCGCCCTGCGCGACCTCCATCGTGACGGTACGGGCGACCGATGCTGCGACGACCTTGTTGCCCAGCGCCAGCACGTCGGCCGACGCGAGCGATTCGCTGGCGCTCGCCCCGGCGAACTGCGGATAGTAGGCGTTGACCGTGGCCGAGGCGGTCTTCGTGATCCCCTTGATCGTTGCTTCGATCGAGTAGGCTGTGGTCTCGGTGATGCCCTCCGTGTCCTGAATGGTCTTCAACGACGTGTCCGTCGTCAACGTCGTGTCTCCCTTCTTTACCGTCAGCGCCGACGGCTTCTCGTAGGCGCCGTTGAAGGTCGGATTCCACGTAAGCGTCACCTTCGTGTTGACGCCTCGCTCGATGACGCTCGGCGTGCGGCTGAACATCAGGGCAGTGTACTGCGTGAAGAGCACGTTGTTGATCTCGTTAAGTGCCTTTGTTACGGCGTATTGAGACATGGCTCCCGTTTTGCTGCTGCCGGTAGACTGATGGAGATCAACTGTTTTCGGGACGTATTTCATTGCCTGTATATCATAGACCATCAAATGCCCGGTCTCCGCATCTATGTATGGTCGCTTGCCCAAATCTCTAAAACCTAAATATTTTGCTGCCATGGATGCGTTTTTTTAATTTCTTTTTGTATATTTGCATTGTCTCGAGGTGCGACCGTCACGTGAAGAGTTTGGTGTCAAGTTGCGTTGCGAGACTTTTCTATTTTCTGTAAAATCTCCAATAACCATTTCCTTTGTCATACTTAAGTCTGTAATACAGGCGATCGGGACTCTGTATGTATGGAGACATCTTTCCTCGACTGTTTTTACCAATCCGGACGATTGCAATATCTACAAATTGAGGATATAAATAGCCGGATGTAAAACTCATGGGATAGTTGTTTTTAATTTTTTTGTTAATTGCTGGGTCTTTAATATATTCGCGTAATTTGTTGAGTACGGTACCTGCATCAATAGGCATAAATGCATATACACGGGACGATCTTGTCTCATTATAAACATTTGCGTAAAAATGGCTGTTCCCGCATCGTTTGCGTATGAGGACTTTAAGGTCATTCGTATTGGGTGTATCAACAATACTTCCCAGCACGTTTAGTCCGTCTCGGCCTGTCGTTATGTATCCGCTATTCGCGGAATCCACGGAAGAAACCGGCAATACTCGATTAAGCGTGTTTCCTGTTTGTATGTCGAAAAGGGCCGTTTGCCCTTTGCCTCGCACAAAGCGCGTGCGGATCGGTAGCTGCTCCCAAACGGGTGCACGCAATCCAAGGCTGTCAACCTCGTAGCGGCCCGTAAACCGGAAGGCCTTGGGAGCACGAATCGGATCCATAAATGTACCATCACGAAATGCGACCAGCACCGTTTTCAAGATAACAGTATTTGCTGATATTTTGATCTTTGAGGTGCCGAAAGGAACAGGATAATAAATACTTGTTCTTCTGTTAGCATAGCCAATTACTTTTCCAGTATCATCATAGAAATAGTAGTCTGTATGCATTTGAAGATACATCCAGACCTGTTTGCTGGTAGGCTCCGGAAAAGTATAGGTAAAAGATACGCTATCGGTAATTGAGCCGTTGTTTGTCGCCTTTACCTCGCTGATGTTTGCTCCATACACCTTGCGCCATGTTGTTTCGTCTCCGCCATCCCGGTCCATGACCCTGACGGCGGCGTATGCTGTGGAAACAGATGCATCGCTTTTGATAAAGATGGTCTGCCCGCGACGCATCCAGCACGGCAGGGCCGGAATGACGGTCACCCTGTCGACGACAAGGCATCCTTGCTGACGCATTGCCTCGTGGTTGATGACGCTCTGTCTTTTTCCGTAGTTCTCATCCTGAATCTGATCGGCGAAGGTAACGGGATTCGGGGTCGCACTCCGGAAAGGATTGGTAGTGTTGTTCTCTTTGGCCATGTCGTTTTCATGAAAAAGCGCAGGCTCCGGCTGGAGCTGCAGGGAGCCTGCGCCGATTGATACTTGTTATCCGATTACATAGGTGTCGCTCGTGTCGCGGATCATGGCGCTCTCGCTGCGATAGCAGCGATAGTTGCCCTTGCCCGAAACAGCAACGACGGTGTACTGCTCCATGCCGACCGGAGCACTGTTCAGGATGCCGACGCTGTTGATGGACATACTCTCCGGCACGCAGAGCCACAGATACTGGCCCGTCGTCAGCGGGATCGTCACCTGGCCGGCCGGCGAGGACTTGATCGACTGCTTGGTCAGCGCCAGCAGCTCCTCCGAGGTGATCTCCTCGCTCGCGCTGCCGCCGAAGTACATCGGGTAGTAGGCGTTGACCGTGGCCGAGGCGGTCTTCGTGATCCCCTTGATCGTCGCCTCGATCGAGTAGGTCGTGGTCTCGGTGATGCCGGCCGAGTCCTGGATGGTCTTCAGCGACGTGTCCGTCGTCAGCGTCGTGGCGCCCTTCTTTACCGTCAACGCCGACGGCTTCTGGTAGGCGCCGTTGAAGGTCGGATTCCACGTAAGCGTCACCTTCGTGTTGACACCTCGCTCGATAACACTCGGCGTGCGGCTGAACGTCAGGGCGGTGTACTGCGTGAAGAGCACGTTGTTGATCTCGTTGACGGTATCGGTAAAGAGCTTCTGACAGACTACATGTTCCGTCGATTCCCCCATCTGCTCCGTGACCGCATCCTTCTTGAGCAGATTGACGGCAATGGCTACCTCTGTCGAGGAGACTGCTCCCGTTGACGAGATAGTTACCCGCGAATGCATGATGTCGGTAGTCGGCGAATCGGTTTCATTCGTCTCGTAGAACTCCGCGCAGTCCAGCGTGATGCTGCTCGCGGAGATTGAGACCCGGTAACAGATGTGATCCCTGATGCCGTCTACATTTACGACGATCAACGCATCGAATCCGTGCGCCTTCACGTGGTCATAGACCTCCTTCGGGGTCATGGTGGCCTTCCCGGGTTCGATGGTATTCAGGAGAATGACCTTCTTGTTCATCTCCTCCTTCGTGGCATAGCCCGAAAGATCGACCTTCGTGGTACCGAGCAGCTCCCACTGGCCGTCGATCCACATATACTCCTCGTAGACGTTCTGCTCCTCGGAGTCCGCGGCCGGAACAAAGTAGATGACGTTGTCGGAGCCTGTGCCTGGTAATTCGGCAACCACGCTCTTGGTGAATTTGGCGATGGCCGGGAGTTGGGTCGCCGGAATCTTGCCGCTCTCGTCCAGATCGGCCTTCTTTTGCAGGGCCGTCAGCGTCTCTTGAAGCGCCAGGTCCAACTGCTGGTTTATGGCGTCCTGACGTAACTTTTTGGCCTCGTCAAGGATTTGACTGGCGAAGGTAACGGGATTCGCGGTCGCAGACCGGAAAGGATTGGTGGTGTTGTTCTCTTTTACTGCCATAGTTTTAATTGATTATGTAAGTATCATTCGTATCACGGATCATGGCGCTGTCGCTACGGTAGCAGCGATAGTTGCCTTTATTGGGAACAGAGACGGTCACCGGAGCAATCAGGCCCACGGGAGAGCTGTTCAAAATGCCGACACCGTTGATGGACATGCCCTCCGGCACGCAGAGCCACAGATACTGGCCCGTCGTCAGCGGGATCGTCACCTGGCCGGCCGGCGAGGACTTGATCGACTGCTTGGTCAGCGTCAGCAACTCCTCCGAGGTGATCTCCTCGCTCGCGCTGCCGCCGAAGTACATCGGGTAGTAGGCATTGACCGTGGCCGAGGCGGTCTTCTTGATTCCCCTGATCGTCGCCTCGATCGAGTAGGTCGTGGTCTCGGTGATGCCTGCCGTGTCCTGGATGGTCTTCAGCGACGTGTCCGTCGTCAGCGTCGTGCCGCCCTTCTTCACCGTCAACGCCGACGGCTTCTCGTAGGCGCCGTTGAAGGTAGTATTCCACGTAAGCGTCACCTTCGTGTTGACACCTCGCTCGATGACGCTCGGAGTGCGGCTGAACGTCAGGGCGGTGTACTGCGAGAACAAGACATCGTTGATCTCGTTGAGTGCCTTTGTCACGGCGTATTGGGACATGGCGATGTCTTTTCTGCTGCCTGATTCTTGAGCATATTCTACGGATACAGCAGCCAGATCCACCCATCCCACATCGCCATCTTCTTCGCTATTCTTTGCGAGCACCTGCCCCTTCGTGCCGCCAGAAGGTATTCCGCCGAGAATCGCCGCAGTAATAATCTCTGATCTAATGTCAGTCCCTTGATCCGTAGGGCCTCCCCACAGAAAACAACCCGTCGATTTGGGAATATATATGTTGCGGATTTTGCTCTCGAAATTATTATCTGGAATTATCAGATTCAATTCTCGAATGAGCAATCCTTTACCGATGGAATGGGCCGACAGCGGCAAATAGACAGCCAGCGTATTTTCGTCTATCTTACTACATGATTTGTATACCCCTCCCGTTCTTTCAACCATATATGAGCGTTCTGGACGCTCGGCCCAATATATAATTCTGAAGTCTATCTCGTCAGGCGGAATAGCGGCCGTTACGAGCGATCCTTCGTCGGTTCGCTCGTAGAAGGTCTCGGTTATGACGAGATCTGATTTCCAGTTGCATCGTCGCTTCACAGTCATATGTCAAAGAATTTAGTTGGCAGTGATACATCCGGGAGAGTGTCGCGCTCATAGAATCTGCGCTCATTATGTTCAGAATGATGATATTTGAAAGAGTACGCATTAAGTTCTCCTCGCGTATGTTTCAACTCATATTCATCAATGATGATCCGCAGCCATACACCATCATGAAAACAGTAACGAAACTGACTTTTAAGAAAATCCTGATACTGTGATGCAACTCTTTCAGAATCAAGATAGCCGGTCGATACTTCCCAATGGGACGTGTAGTCATTGACGAGTTCTTCTTCTACCTGGCTGTTTGTAAAGGTTTCAACTTCCCCATCGGGTTCAAGAATAGACTCGCCGGTCATCACAATCGTATCGAATCCTCCCATTCCATTTACAAAGCCGAAATACTGTTCGCCAAATCTCGGTTGTCTCAATATATATCGTTGATCTATAGGATGCTTTGGTTTTGACGTAAAAGCCTCACCTACATTTGTACTTTCTTTTTTGAGTGAGTCTCCAAAAACATCATAAGCAATGGGTTCAAGATTATTGTTGTCGCAAAACTCTTTCCACAGCGTTTTGTATGATGTGTCAACTTGGTTGAACGAATACGGAGTCTGCGGGGTCTCCAATATTCGTTTTGTGAATTTACTGCCGTCAGCCGCGTAAAGTGTGGAATAGATTTCCATTTTGGTGTACGCATACGGTCGAACGAATGCGAGCCACTGCGGTTGATTCGGTGTTGTTTCGATAATCTGCGGCTGATGTGTCAGGAAGTTCCGGGCAAAAAAATCAATCAGTTCAGTTTCTGAAGTAATTGATTTTGCTATGCCACCGGGGACAAGCCATCCCCCCAAAGTGACCGATTCATCACTTTTCGTGGCTGTCCACATCACTCTCGGCAATTCTCTAAAACACTCATCGGGCCCAGCCAAAGGACGTATCAAACGAATTAACTGTTGAGTTAACAACCGGATTTGCTTGTTTGCGTCCGGATGCATTTCGACCTCATCCATGATCGGATTATTGTCGACGGTGTAAGATATACGAACGGGCTCTTCAACGTCAGACAATACGACGTTGGCTGCGTTTTCGGTAAAATTCACCGCGTGCCATCCAGATATCTTGAACCCCATACTTTTTTTCTCCAAATGTACTGCCCAGTCGCAAGTAGAAAAAGGACAATTTAGGCAAGCACAAAATCAGCTTGTGCGCGGATGTAATTTTTCGTCGTGTTCATTGTGATGGATAGGCTTTTGATGAAAAAAAGTCTATTGTAAAGCATGACTTTTTTCCACATCTGCAAATTGGCAATATCAGCCGCAGACAAATTGATGTCAACTTTATATACGGTTTTGTCTTTCCCCAGCCAAGACTGAAAGCCTTTGTGAAATCTTTCGTACAACCCATTATCACCTATTAGATTAAGGGGCGGGTCTGCAGGAGAGAAGTGGCCAAACGTCGTCCCAATATATCCGTTACTTGTGAATTGAGCGGCGGGGACATATTCCTGGCCAGCAATTCCGGTTTGTAGTAATCCAAACTGAACCGTAGTGGGGCGAGTTCCTCCCACAGTCGGGTTCTCTACAATAGGTAGCATTACCCCGTCACGCTCGTTACGTATTCCAACAGTATAATTGAAGACATACGGAATACACTTAATCGGCACCCAATTAGATGTTGCAGAAAACGTGTCAAGATCGCTCCCTGATTGTGAATCTTGTGGTAGAGGGATCATGGAATCCTGTCGGGCAAGGTCGAGACCGTTTGCATATAAAGTCTGCGAACCAGATTCTGTGATATACGGTCGTTGAATTTTACGATAGACATCTCCGGTTTCCAAACATCGCACAAACGTATCATCGGGAGCCGCGAGGCAATCCGCAATCGTATTGAAATCCGCAATATCGGCATTCAGATCATCGTCAGACACATTTGAGAATCCATATTCATAATTCTGCCCATCCTCGAATTCAACTTCTGCGCTATCCGAAACTTTGTTAGACCAGTCCACGAAACTTGAATTCTGAACAATCGACTGATTGCTCTTTATTTGAATGCCCCCTCGATGGATGAAGATGGTCGCACAAAAAGCCGCAAGCAGATTCTTTACAAAATCCTCCAGCGACACATCCGGCATCGCATCGGCCAAGTCAAGGACAAAGTTAAAGGGGCCATCTACAGGTAGATTGTATCTCCCATCCAAAGTCGGAGCAGAGTTTCTCCTGTATGGTGCAACAATGCCGATTTTTTCAAAGTATTCAGAATACGACTCGTCTATTCGGATATCTGAAAAAACAGTCCGAAGAATGTACGCCAGTTTGACTACTGGAGTCACAAAATTGTATTTGGGGCTGTTTAGATATTTGATTCCAAAATCTTCGTATTCAATAGCTCCAATCTGTGAATTCGCGACATAATTATCTGCCGTATCTTTTTCGCTATCTCGCACCATAAGCGGCAATGCAAAATCGTCGCGGGTATTTTGGGCCGCTCCTTCCATTATCTCGTCAAACAACGGGCGCTGTCCAGCTACGGCACCTCCAAACTCCCAGCGCGCAAACGGAGCGTCCTGAAGATTACCTGATAACGAATCTTCAATCGATACCCCGACAAACGACGCTCGCAGTTTGCCTTCGGAGGCCCCTGTTAATTTCAACTTGCCCGTCATGGCCGGGATCGCATCAATGTACATTGAAACATTGATCTCGCGGTGCTGCTCCGGCAAAAGCATGGCTCCGATATATCCAAACAGAATACTATTAGTCGGACTTACCGGCAGCTCAACATCTGTAGACCAGGCTACCGGTATCCGGTCATTTGAGAACATGGCATTCTCAATTGATAGGGACAATTCCTGATTTGGAACCAAGTCGACGTGTTCTCCCTCTGGCGTGATGAACTCTACCATATTATCCTAACTGTCCGTTACGTTTCAATTTCTGATATTTGTCGTATGTCTCCACGAATCCGTTTCGGCCGAGCATAGACACGACGGCGGGAATTGGATTGTCGGCTTTCTTATTCAAATCTTCAAGCAACCGTATTATCTTCTGTGCGCTATCATCAGATGGCACAATAGCGCCTGACGGCGTATTGCTGGATTCATTCATAGGAGAGTTGCCGATGAAGCCACCGCTTGACTTTCCGGGGGCTGATATGCTCGAATAAACCGACTCGAAGTTTAAGCTGCGCAGCGTCCCATTTTTGCGAGCGGTTTCCATCGTGTTTATGATGGGCATCAGGCTCGGGTTACTCAATCCCTCATGAGGGATGACATATTCGGAGCCATTTTCTCCGACAAGTAAAGTCGGGGATTCAACAAACCCTCGTTTGTCTGGATTCAAGCGAGCTTTGAATTTCCTCCCATCTTGTTTCCTCGTGACGTATTGGTAGCCGCCCTCTTCTGCACCAGTAGATATGGGTGTCGATGAAATCAAGGCTATTTGTGCGGCGCCCAATCCCGCCTGTATGGCCGCAGGCACTATTCCCCACGGCCAGCCCCATTGTGCAAAGGTTTTGGTCACGCTGATCGCGGTATTCACAATAGCCTGCGAAATATCCATCGCCCTTTGGCGCTTCGCCTGCTTTAATGCGAGTTCTTCTTGGAAGGCATCATATTTGGCATCGAGAGCTTCGACCTGGTTGTTGTACTGATCTTCGGTAATCAGCCCAGCATTCAGACGCTTTTCAAGGGCCTTTTTCTTTTTGTCGTTATTCTCCTGGAATTTTTTGAGCTGATTGTTCTCAATAGCCGTCTGGCGACTATCATAAGCATTCCACAACTGCATTGTAGTATCCGCTACTCCAGAAACAATATCGGCAATACTATCCGCCCATTCGTACCATTGTTCTAAATTTCCGTTAAATAAGTCGTCCCATTGCGACTTGCTTAACCCCAGCAATGTCGCACCGTTATCAATGTACCCACCTTGGGGTGATTTATTCGTATCACTTCCGTCGTCTCCTATTCCTTTGGCGGTTTGCAACTTCGACACGAGATCCTGTAGCTGACTCCGCAAGTCCATGATTTCGTCTTCAGACAACAGAGAGACGTCGAGTTTAATATCGTCTATCTCCCCTGTATCGATAAGCGATTGAAGTAATCCGACCAGGTGTTCCAGTTGTTCCGCGTCAAGCGCGGCCAGTTCCTGATATTGCCGTTTTCGCAATGCTTTTCTTTGGCGGGCGTTTCCGGAAAACAATGCGAGTTCCTGGCGCTGCTGATTCTGCATTGTTTTTCGCGCAAGTTCGTATTGCTCCTGCTGTCTGGAAAGAGTATCATTGGCAGCATCGAGTTGGATCTGCGAAATCCGACGCGCGTGTCTCTTTGCAAGAGCCTCCAACACGTCGGCCTGCCCGGCATATTGCAATCGTTCGGCCTCATATCTGCGATTCTCCTGGGCGATCTTGTCGGCCTCCGCATCGGCGAGTATCTCTTCTATCTTTGCCTGACGCTGCGCATTTCGCTGTTGTTGGGCCAGCAGCTTATCCGCTAATTGCTGTTCCAGTTTGATACGTTCCTCACCCTTTTCGATGTTTTTATCCAAGCGATACTGAAGGGCGGTGATTTCCAACTGCGCCGCCAGGTTGTCATATTCTGCCTCCGACGCAATCTCCTTGTTGAGATACTTGTTTTTCAGGTCGAGCTGTGCGGCCAAATAGGCTTCATCAGACCCAAGAGACCATTGGTTATTCTGCTCTCGCTGTTGAATCAGTTTGTCGTCCAACGAATTTTGAATTTTCGCCTTTTGCTCGGCATCATCGACATTCAGGGCGAGCCGTTTTTGAAGCGTCTCGATTTCAAGTGCAAGAATCTGGCTGTTATATTCTTTTTCCGAAGCAATCTCACCGGCCAGATATTGCTTCTTCAATTCATGGCGCTTCTGAAGATATGCCGCATCTTTTTCAAGCGACCACTTTGAATCGGAGTCGGAACCGCCCAGGTCGAAGGCGGAGTTAGGTGTTCCATCATCTCCGGAAAAAGTCGATGTTCCCGTAGACGGTGCCGAAGTCGGCGCCGGACTCGACGTGATTCCAAATCGGGCCTTGGCCTCTTCGTCCGTTTTTTTCTGTTCAGCCCGCAACTCCTCAAGCTCTTTAACCAGTTTTCGCGTTTTTCTCGAACCGGTAGTTAGCCAAGCATCAAGAGATCGATCCCCCAGAAATGCACCGATAATCTGCTGGTAATATTTCGCAGCTTTTTCTGTGTAATACTGGTCATTGAGAGCCTCCCACAACCGATTGCTTTTGTCGTCAAACTTCTGGTCAAAGGTTTTCTGCTGCTCTCTCACAAAACTGTTATACTGGCGGGTTCTGGCGCTCTGCATGATGGCCGCCGTGAGCGAATTATACTTGCGCCGCAAGGTATCCACGGTAAGCGATTCGCTTTTCAGTGTACTGTCATATTTCCCGAACTTGCTGACAATCTCGGTCTTCGTGTCGTTGTACGCCTTCGTTCCTACCCGGCACCCTTCGAGTTTACCCATCAACCGATCGAGCTCCGCCCGTTCCTGGGCGGCATCCGTGGTCGCCTTTCTCATGTTGTCACTCAAAAGGCGCTGCGCTTTGGTTGCATCCTGATAATGGTTCACGATTCCACGAACGACGGACACGAGGGCCGTAATGGCCAACGTCGCCCATCCGATCGGGCCCAGCGAAGCCCAAAAACCTTTCATGGCCAAACTGGCTGCCCGGATATTCCCTACAAGGAGATTCTTGGCGGCGCACCATAGCATCGTAGATTTCGTGGCAGCCGTCTCGGCGTTTCGTGTATTGTAGATCGCAACAGCTTCTCGAGCCAATTCAATTCGGTGTTGGCTACTCAACAAAATCTTGCGTTGGGCCCACACGGTCTCCACCTGGGCCCAGGCCACGGACGTTTTCCGCAGCACGAAATTGGCGGCATAGGCCGTCGCAAGCGCCGTGAGGACGCCTTTGTATTTGATCCCGATCGACACCAGTTCCCCGACTACCTTCAGAGCCCAGGTCGAAGAGGACAATGAGACATTGATGGCCGGAGTAAGCTGTTCGCCCAGTGCTACGGCCTGCTCGACAATCGCCTTTTTGCGTTTTTCAAGAATCGCCGTAGCCGATTCATTCTTCGTGTTGAACTCGTCGATGATGGATGTACCCTCGATGAAGGCTTTATTGGAGATCTCCTGCTGGTTGCGCAGTTCATCCGAGTGCTTGGCCAAAGAACCGAGAACCGTGGACGCGCGCTGACCGTTCAGTTGAAGCGAATCGAGTGCCTGGGTAACGGCATACATTCCTCCTCCATCCTTTCCCATGCCTTCAAGCACGCGGATCAGTGCCTCATTGGCATCCACATTCAGGAGGTCCCGGAAATCCTGAAGCTCCATCTTGGCGACTTTGGCGAACGCCTCGGTCTTTTGGTACATACCGATGATCGTCTGACCGATCGCCGTGGCCGACGTCTCGTTCATCTGGCCGTATTTGTCGAGCGCAGCAGCAAGACCCAGAACCTTGTCGATCGAAATATCGGCATTCGGCGCGATACCGGCTATTCGCTTCGTGAACTCTACGATGTAGCCCTCGTTCGCCGTTGAAGCCATACCCAGCGCATTGACGGCCGAGCCGGTCATCAGCATTGCGCGCTCCAAACCAAACTCATCCGAAAGGCTGAATATATCGACCAGCTTACCGATCTCGCGGATAGCATCCTCCGTGTTCCCGCCGAGATCCTCCCGCAGCGCGACGTTGATCTTGTCGGCCGCATTGGCGAACGCGAGCAGGTCATCCCGGCCCTGAATACCCAGTTTTCCACCGATGCGGACCAGGGCAAGCAGGTCGTTCTGCGAGGTGCGGGTGTCGATCTTCTTCAAGTCTTCACTCAACGCGGAGATCTCTTCGCGCGTCAGGTTCGTGGTCTTCATCGCATCGACGAGAGCCTCGTCGTAGTCGAGGAACTCCTTGCGCGCCCGGTTCACCCCGGAGAACACGAAGGCCATCGACGCGAATCCGGCCGTTATGAGACCGATGTAGCGATTCACGCGCTCGGCCATCGAGCCAACCACGCCTCTCGTCACCTTCGACTGGGCGGCCATCTCGGCGAGCCGCTGTTTCGACACTCGGAGTTCTTCGTTGAGTTTTGCCCACAGCGGCGATTTCGGATCGGTTTTGTTGAGTTGAATCTGGACTCGGCTGATATGCGAACGCAGCTCGGATAGCGTCATCGAATTGACGTTCTGCTGTCGTTGCAGTGCGGCCAGCTTTTCCCGACTCGCTTCCAGTTCCTTGTTGTACTTACCGATCTGGGCCTGCACTCTGCGATACGTCGCCGTTTCGGCCTTTCCCTGCTGTTCCAGTTTTCTCCGCTGGGCATACAGCGCCTCCATTTTGGCGTTCGTATCATGGATACTCCGTTCGAGGGCGGCTATCTCCTTGCGACCGTTGTCTCCGTTGATGATGATGTTCAAACGGAGGTCTTCGTCTCGTAGTTTCTTCCCCATTGCTATTCCGTGACGTTAAATTCGGCTTTGATCCGCGCAACAACATCTTCGGTCAGGTCATACATCAAGCGGCCGGCAATCGACGAATAATGGCCGAAGACAAAGCGGTTGTGGATTTTCCGGTTCCGCTTGACCACCCTCTTCCCGTAGTGCAGCCGCTTCATATCGAGGTAGCGCTCGTAGATGACATGGCTGAAGGTCAGTTGCCCATCGAGATCGTCGCCGCCTCGCACGGATGTCCGCCGGGAGGTGAACAAGCGTCCCGTTCTGGTTTTCAATTTGCGGCCGAGGGCAAGAGATTGATTTTGGATCAACCTTCGGCCCTCGTCTTCGAGGATGGTTCTGACAAATCGCTGTTTGATTGACATTGCTGCGGTGATTTGAAACAAAAATAGCCGCCCGAAGGCGGCTAAAAAAGGACAATAAGGACCGGCTGGACCCCAGGCTATTGGGGTTTCCGTTCCGGGCTTCTCTCCTCGATTCGGGTCGGTTTCATACCGAGGACAGACTCCATTTCTGCAATCAGCAACTGGGCCTGGGCTTCATCTTCAACGGGGATTTCATATACGAGAATTTTCATGGCTTGACATTTTCAGGAGGTTATTTATCATCGAGCAGTTTGTAGGAGACCCAATCGGACATGAACACGGACAAATTGCCGACGCAATCGGTCAGACAATCGTCCGTTTTGCGGAAGATTTCGCTCATGAACTCGTACAGGGCTCGGTCTCGGATGGACTTCTGGAAGTTGTGCAGACGGGCACGGCAATCGACGACCTGCAACAGAATACTCTGCAATTCCGGATCAATCGGGATTGTTTGCGGCATTGGGGCCGCCGGGGTTTGTTTTTTCATAGTGTATTAGCATTTTGCGAGAAATGAAAAACAGCGGCATTTCTCTGACCCGCTGCTAATACACTTTAAGAGGTGATAGTCATTGCCATTATAGCAACAACACGGGGTGAAATACCGCTGTGGAACAATATGGTTAGGCACAAAAAAAGCACCTATTGGTGCTACACCAGCACCTCTTAATTTGTATTAGCATTACAAAAGTAGACATAATTTTGAGAAAAACAAAAAAGAGCGACAAATTGTCGCTCTTCGAGACCGGTAAGTCGCCGATTACTCTTTGCTGTTCAGTTTCGAGTAGATGGCCACAAGCATTTGCAGCACGGCCCAGATGATTGCGGAATTGACGATCGCAGCAAGTCCGCACCCGACGAGAATCCACTCCGGGCGGTATCCGAAATGTTCGGTATTCGTCAGCAGACCGACGATAACAGCTATCAAGCCGCCGATAACGCCGATACCGAGAACTACGTTGGCAATGATGCCGGTTGCTTTGACAATGCCAATTCTTGCAGCTTTGCAAATACTCCAAAGAATAGGGTTGTTGATTTCGTCCATGGCTTAAAGGTTTTGGTATATACAAACATACTCAACCGGATCGAATTGCGCAAGAGATTCGGCACCTGGCTATTCGAAAGAGATCTCGATCGAATAGCCGCTCCACCCTCCAAAGATGGACGCCTCCGGTACTATGCCCGCAGATGCAAGGGTGAGTCCCCGCAGATATTCGTTACATGAGGCGGCCGCATCCGCCTCGATCTCCGTCATAATCCCAACCGCAATATCCAGCAAACGGACATACTGCTCGTTCTCCGTTTCATCCGTCCGATCCGAGGATAGATCCTTTTCCAGCACGAAGATCGCCGTCTGCAAGTCGGAGACATAGCCATCGGAATCTCCGGTCTGGTGCTCCTCCGGCCGGGCTATCACGACCTGAACGCCCGTTCTGTTCACCAGGCGCGAAGTCGCTTTGCCATGATTGACTACAAGGATGGGCTTCCCGTCAAAGCATTTCGGCCGGAACCGGGCAAGGTAAAGGGACAGATTAGTGAGTTTTTCGAATCTTCTCATCGCGTCTACGTTCTTTCAGATTGTGCCACATGATTGATAGGATAGAGAAGAGCGGCTCGTCATCCACCCGCTCGATGTTTCCGATTGTCTGTTCTTTGGCAATCTGAATCAGCAGGTCATTCCAGGTGTACGCATCGGATTGTCGGGGTTCCTCTTTCGAGAAGAGCTGCGACATATCGATTTCTTCGCCGTTGATAAAGACGATGCCGGTTTGCAGATAATTGACGCACGCCGCGAACCAAAGCATTATCAGGTTCTTCTGCCAGAACGGGAGCCGCGCGGCGCGGCGAACGTCCCGGCCGAAGGTCGCATTGCTTACCGGCAGGACGTACCGACCGGCCCGGTTGGGATTTTTCGATCGGGCCCGATACAGGAACGCGATACACTCGTCGAGATCGCCGATACTCTGGCTCTTGAAGAACGCATTCAGGGCCGTTGTCGCATGGCGAAATTCCCCGAAGGTCAAATCCTGTAGCAAGTCGGCCGGACCGATCAACCGGCGGCGATAAAACGCCGATCGCACCGATGGGAGCGGATTGGCCGTGGCCGAGAAGGTGAGCTGCGCAACGTCATCACCGGAAAAGAGAAATCCGAGACACTTTTCGCAAAGCATGAAAATGTTGGCATCACGCTCGGCGACCAACTCGGGATAAAGCCGTTCCCAGCGGACGCTGCGCCAGTTGTGGGTCATGCCGAGCAAATGATACAGCACCCGGACGCTGAACTCCAAAGGGGATCGTCCCCTGCGGACGCAATCGTCGTAGGTCCGGATAACGAAACGGACCTGTTCCGGGGACATTTCATCCCAGGAGGAGGGAATCGACCGGACAATTCCCCGCTCGAATATTTCGATGGTCGTCATACCCCGGCGTTGAAATATTTTTTGCGACGGTCATTCTCCGGCATCAGCGGATAGTCCTCGTAGGGATTCTCCGTCCCGTTCAACACGGCAACGAGATCGGTTTCGGCGTCGGCCACCTGCCCGCGGAGCTTGGCAAGATACCACTCGATCTCCTGCATGGACGCCGACTGACTGGCCCGGTTCCCCTGGTAGGACGGAGAGAAGCGGCGAGCGATGGAAAGCGGGAACACCTCGATCGACCAGCGTTCGACCGCCGTGATGACAGCGTAGAGGATAACGACCCGCTGCGCATACTGAAGAAGGAGCCTATCCTCCTCTGCGACGTCGGCCGAGCTGATCCGATCCCATTTCTCGCCGAGCATCTTCCGCAGACGCGCGTTCTGCGCCTCGATAACAAGAGGCTGAAGCATGAAATAGGTATAAAACGAGTGTTCGATCGGGTAAACCTGCTCGAAAGAAGAGAGCCCCCGGACGATTGACCCGGACAGCAGTTTGCGCACGGGAGATTGCTGCCACTCGGCAATGTCCTTCTGTTCGAGATAGGAATACAGAGCATCGAGAGATCGATAATACCGTTCGCGCATCGCCCGGTCATCCCGGTCGAGCATCCACTCAAACGGGATCTTCTCGTTCTCGTCGATTTTCAGTTTCCGCCCGGCGTCTTCGTGACTGACCCCCATTTGCTGAAAGTGGCGGTATATGGCCAGACACGCAATCGGCATCTGAACCAAAGCCACCAGGGCCGAGTCTGTTCCCTCTTGGTATTCGGTACCGGCTCGTTCGACAATCTCTTTGCCGACAATCCCGGCAACTTCGTTGGTTGCGAAATCAATCTCGGCCGAGATGTTCTCGTATTTATTGCTGGCATAGTACGAACCTGTCAGTCGGTTCAGTTCTTCCGCTCCGCGGCCGTCTTTATTGAACAGAGCTGTCATATCATTGATTTTTGATTCGGTCGTTTGTGCTCAATGCCTCCTCTGCTTTGAGGGATTGATGATAAAATCCCAAGCGGAGGTTCTTCCCGGGGAAATTGAAGGCGATCGCCTGGTTGATCGGCTCCAAAATCGCGTTGGATGCGATCTCGACAGACGACAACAGGTGCAATCTGAATGCGTACAGCAGTTCGGAGCCGGATGCGAGTTTGCCGTTCACCATCACATTCGAGAGCGACGGGTGGAGCCCCATGCCGGACGTGATGGCTGACGACGACGCCTCGGCGATTTGGAGCTGCGAATCGACAAAATCCTTTATCTTCTGGTCAATGGCCTCTACCTTCCAGGAGTGCACGTTGCCTGATTCGTCCGGAACATCGAGGGTATGGAAGAATTTACCGGCATTCTCCTTTCCGGAGAGCACTTCGGTCAGCGTATCGAGGAATTTGGTACTCAACCGAGAAATTTCCTGCTCGATCTGTGCTTCCGACCAATCCACGTGCATCCGCCGGAGAATATCGCGCTTGTCGTCCCAGTATCCCTTCGGGCTGTGGACATGGTAAGCCAGATTTAGCCCGTTGTCCGTGACATACTTGAAGATCGTGGGTATCTCCGACCCCCGAATAATCCATCGCAAGGCTCCCCAGTATTGGGGCACCGCATAGAAATCGCGCGAGAACGAGTAGGTGTAATTGTACGAAGCTGAAGCGGCGAACTGGTCGGGCCGCCGCCGATTGTAAATCGGGTAGCTCCGGATTCCCGTATTCGTACAGGCGTGTTCAAAATCGCCAACCAAAATATGCTTCACGTCGGCGATATTCCGGGAATCCGTCCATTCAAGTCTGGCATTTTTCGCTGGGAGGTGTTCCAGCCGGGCAATTTTCGGGGCCCGGCCGATCCGATGGCCCCGGGCAAGGTATTTGGCATCAAAGAAGCCTTTCAGATAGAGGTAATCCGTCATTACCCCCTTGATATACGACAGATAATCCCAGTCGTCCAGCCACGACTGAATTTCTCGGTCCTCCGTCCATTTGTGGGAGATCTCGCCGTTCTCGAAGACAAGTTGGTTCAGAAATACACCCTGCCCGTATAGCAATCCCATTTGGCGGTCGATGATACCGGGGGCCAGATTATTGTCATCAACGACCCTTCGCAACTGGCTCGGTAACAAATTATCGAAACCGTATGGAATAACCTGGTATCCACCCACGGAGCAGGGCATATACTCCCAGTTGCGGGTCTGCGTGTGCCAGACGAGTGAATCGAGTTCACTGCCTCGGTGATTCGAAAGCGTAAAAACACGCCCGTCGTTCAGGTGCAGTGCGTATGAATGATCGGAAATCTGTTTGATTGAACTCATTGCAGAATTACTTTTTGTCCATTGAAACTCATCAGAAGAGGCTGGTAAAATCGCTTGCTCTGCATTGTGTCGAGGTCGATATAAGCCTCGACAATCTCTGCATTCTTGTGATGCTTGAGAGATTCACGTTTGAGAAGGCGCCCTCGCCGAACGTGAACCACTCCATCACTCCGCTGTTCCGATGAATTGTACGACATGAAGACGAAGCTGAATACCCCGTTTTCTGCCGATATTCGGCGCATCTCCTTTATAGCGTCGTACAGATTCATGAATCAAAAATACATCGAGGATTCCGCGTTGCAAAGGACACGAGGCAACCGAATCCCGATACCGCCATCTTTTTGGGCACGCCCGCCCAAAAAGCCGATTTTTTCCAAGAAAAAGCCGATTTTTTTGCGGTTTTTCGAGGTAAAAATCAACTATTTCACTGAAATAGCGCTCGTTGCGGCGATGTTTTGCAAAGAACATCGCCGCAACGAGGGGGAAGAGGCCGGCCCGCCCTCTCCGCCCCTTGCGGCCGCAAAAAGAGGGAGGGGGTGAGATATGACGAAATCCCACCATAGGCAGGGGGGTGCCGCCCTGCGGCTCCGCTACCCCGCCGCACCCCGTGCGGCAATCCCACCATCGGCACAGATGTTGCTCGCAACACCTTTGTAACTCTTTGACATGCCGCAATGTAGAGACTCGAAGAGCCAAACGAAATGGAGGTCGTCAAAGTAAACAACAGTCATCGGAATGGTTTTTCGTTGGCCTTATATTACACGAAAGGCCAACAAAAAAAACGCCGCAGCCAAGGCTGCGACGTTAATGGAGATACCGCTTTGAGCGGCCGCCGATTTTTCGGCGGCAACTCCCGGTGTCATTTGCTTATCTCCTCGAAACCGTTGCAATGCTCGATGTCAAAAAAACGGGTAAGGGTGGGAAGGACGGCGGCAATCCGACAAAAGTAGTACCGGACACAACGTCGGCAGTCGATCGCGGGCCGTATGGGGGTGGGGGTCTTCGTTTCCATGGCTACAATTCATTAAATGCGGAACTGTCGATCATCGGGACGGTCGGCGCGATGGGCGCGGCCTCGGTCGTCTCGGGTTTGGCCTCATTTTCGGCATTAGTGAAAAAAACGTCCTCTTCCGAGAACAGGAAGCAGATCGGGAAAAATTCGTACTGCTCCGGCGTCATGTCATCGGTCGGGGGTGTAGCCGCGGCGGTCGCGCCCGCGACGGTCGCTTCGGACTGCTCCGGTCTGACTACACCCTGCCGCGGCTGGCCCCAGATGATCGTGGCCTTTGCGCCCTTCTTGATGGTGGCGCCCTGGGCTTTCCACTCCTTGAAGGTCTCGAAGCGCTGCCCGGCATTCGGGTAGATGTAGTTTAGTAGCATGTAATTGATCGTGCGCGTCTGCCAAAAAACCGCTTCCTCTACGGTCTGCGCCGTGTCGATTTTCAACTGGCGAAGGGCTTTTGCCTCGGCGGACAAAGCAATCAGTTTCGCGCGCTTCTCTTGCATTTTCGGACTGGGTTTTGTACTTTTGTTCTGCATTGTGTTGAATTTTAACTTTGTTAGAATTTGACAAGGGGCGGCAGGCGGTAACTGCCGCCCCTCTTGTTTTTTGCATTATGCCGAAATTTCGACTTTGAGTTCTTCGGCCTTTTTCAGCATTCGGCCTTTCAGGAGATCGAGAACGTCGTCGATGAGCGACTCATTGGTGATGGATAGCACCGATTCGTCACGGTATGCCGACGGCGCAAACACCTGCAACCGGTATTTGTCCCGGGTTGTCCCGAAATCGTCAGCGTCTCTGTTTGCCTCTTCGACCTTTGCCCGCAACTCGTCAAGGTGCTGCACCTGCGCCGTGTAGCGCTCGTAACGCTCCGTCAGTTCCTGCTTTCGCTTGTAATACTCGATTCGTTCCTCGATGGTCTGCGGCTCCTGTCGCAGCTTCTTCTCCAGTTCCGCAATGCGTTTCGAGAGCTTCAACACCGTTTCACTCTGTTTCGTGGCCGGATCGGGGAATAACTGCCCCGCCTGGGTCGCCTGGGTCGCCGGGGTCGCGGGGGTCGCCGGGGTCGCCGGGGTTTCGGGCTTCGGCACTTCCGGCTTGGGGTCGGCAATAGGTTCGGGAGTTTTCCCACCATTGGCCGCCTGAACTGCCGCGGCCTGCGCGGCTTTGATCTCGTCCTCGCTTTTTACTTGTGCGCCCGGGCGCAGAAACATGACTTTCTTTTCGTTTTTCATGGCTTTTTATTTTTTGAGTTTCCGGAAATACCTCCGGTTGGTTTTTGTCTTTTTCGTTTGTCCCTATCGGACTGCCGAGTGAGTAACCTTTCTATTTCATTTCGATATTCGTTGCATACTCTATTCTTCGAGTTTCGAGTGAATTTCATCAGCATTTCAAAGAACTTTGGATCTATCGTCCAGCCTCGTTTCGTGAACCTTTCTGATACATGGATTCAGCATCATATTCTCACAATCAAAATCATTGCGAAGCACCTTTATACCTGCTCCAAGGGGTTCGAGAATTTTTTTTGAAGAAATTTCTTCAGCGTGCCGAAGGCAAATTTCTTCCCGTAGGCTCGAAAAAAAATAATCGGTTCATTGAACAGGTGAGAATTGATGTTGTTCCTTCGTATCAGAACAGGGCATGAATAGAGGCTGGATGACCCAAAGTGATGGGTGCGATGAATTTTCCCCGGAAAGCAGAAGAGAGTATGCCACGGGTAAATATCGAAAAAAAGAAAGTACCCCGTAGTTTGCGGGGTACTCCATTTGGCTCTGCCAAATACCTATTTTCTGAAAGCCGGGTCGGACAACGCATCAGGGAGCGGAATATGCCCCTTGACAATCTGCCGATAATCTTTGGACATCATCAGATACTTGAACGAATCCGACGGATTTGTCGATTCGGTCGGCAACCGATCAATCGGGAGCTGCTCGCTCCTCTTGTCTTTGTAGACAATCCCACTCTTCACTTTCGTCCGAGCTGATTCGAGGGACAATCTCAACGGTTTTGCCGCATAGCCGTCGATAAGGACAAGAGGCAGATGGGGATTCGACCCGGATAACAGTACCTGCATGAAATTATATTCTTCGGGCTGCGGGATATTGCCCTGGTTCAGAGACATCATCACAACAGTCCAACCGGTCCGGCGCCCGTTCTCATCAAACTCAATGGCCTTCTTAAACTGCGACGCTTGGTCAAGGCCGACTTTCTTATACGAATTACCAGCGCGGTCGTAATACAGATGGACCGTTTTATTTTGCATCGGCGCGAAATAGTCCCGAAATTTTTTACCCAGTTCAGAGATATATTCGGGGGCCAGCGTGTAGATGAATTTCAAAACTCGGATACAATCACGGCCATTGATCGTTCCTTCTTGGGCTACGGATAGAGAGCACATGTTGCCGAAATCGACACCGAGACGGAGAGGCTTGCGGGTATTGAGATATTTGAGCACGCGACAATCTTCACGGTCCAGCAAGCGAAATTTCTCATACTCATGTTCGTCATTCCCGTCGTAATAGAAGTGCCGTTCGTCCAGCGAAGCATAGAATCGATCGCCGCTTTTCAGCGAAGGGCGGCAAGACAATATCGCTGTCGAGAAGTCATTAAGCTGCGAGGCGATCGCATCGGCAAACCACCCTTCCGTAAGGATGTCGGCATTTACATAACTCGATGCTCGGAGGAACAAGGTGCTCGCATCATCCATCCTTCGGAGTTCGGTCCATCTGGCACGCCAAAGATTTGCGACCCGCAGTTTGTTGCGGCATTCAATCAGGTTCTCGGAGGACTTATTTTTCAACCAATCCTCTTTGGCTGCAGCAAATTCATGCAGGGCCTCGTTGTAGATCAATCCGACTTTGATGACCATCAGAATCTTCTCCACATTCATATTTTTCGCCTCTCGAAGCATCCAATCGTATTCACCCGGATGCGATGTATCGGCAATATCAGACGTGAATGTGCAACCTCGATAGTAGACCGAATTTCCGTATTGCTGTCGAAAACCTCGGACTGCCTTCATCAGATTGGCAACCGTTTCTTCTTTGAGGTATTTTCCTTCGTCACCAAAGACGTGGACATAGCTCGCTCCGGCCAAAGTTGAAGGTCGGTCTTGTGAACCGAATCGGATGTTCATGCCGGTGTAGAAGACAATCGTCCGCTTGTAGGAAACCAGACGATTGAATGGTTTCCAGAAATGAGGTTTCAACCAATCGGGGAGATTCGCTTTCTCGCGCTCTGTAAAGGTCGGAGGCGTTTTCTCAATGATATAATGCACGCCTTCCCTCCACCCTTTCCGTTCGAGGCCCTCCAATACGGCGGGCAATACATTCGCTGTGAGGTTGCTGAATGTATCAGCCAACCAGACGCACGGCGCACCAGGCATGTCCTCCGCGATGTCGATGATCCGTTCGACCTGGAAATCGGTGGTCTTGGCAGATCCTCGGCCAAGCACCGCAACCAGCCGACGGGGCGAGACGAGAGTGGCAATCTGCGCAAATTTATTCTGATACTGCACGTCCGCAATATCAGTCCTATCAGCGTTAATCCTCTTCCTGTACGACATTTTCCAAGAGCTCTACTATATCCACATCCTCGATACCTGCTTCCATACGGAGGCGTTTCTTGACGCTTCCAGGTTCCAGAATCGAATCAATTTGTGCGGCCATCACATCACGATTGGCCGGGGGCAGGCCGATGACCTCCGGGGTTAGAGAGAGAAGACGGAATCGTTTTTGGTATTGCGCCGGTGGCAACACCTCGGGATCCTCCTGGTCGAGCCGCTGTATCTTTGCCTTCTGGGCAAGGATATTCGCCGCCATTTCGTACTCCTTCGGAGTTTTGGCGGCCGACATTGCGAGCGAATACAATGTATCGAATTGGTCCGCCATCTTCGCCCGCAAAGCCTCTTTCGATACTTTGCGGTTCGAGAAGAACAGTTCGACCGCCTCGGCATACATATCACTCGCGCGTTGGTATGACAGGCAGAAAGGTTTTCGGGTCAGAAATCGAATCGTGTATCGTTTTCCATATTGACCGTCGAGAGAGTAGATCATCACGAGCAGGTCAATATACAACTGCTCCTTTTCCGACAATGTGCCGGGGCAACCGCTTGCGATGTAGTCCTGTATTCTCTGAAATGCACCTTCGTCAGCTGGGCCGCCAAAAATGTCAAGTTTGGACAACTGAAACGATTTGTCTCGAACGATGTCCGCATACTGCTTGGCCGCCGTGAGATTTCCCCCGATAGCCTCTTTCATCAGGCGAATTTCCACCTCGGCGCGCTTCTGAAGGCGGCCTCGCAGAAGGATTTTCGAGATCTCGCTATCCGGATTCGTACATTCATCATGGAGGGCAGCTCGATCCCAACCAAAGTAGACCGCAATGTCATCCTCCGACCACCCGAGAGCGCCAAGATTCAGAAGCGTTTCCCGGATCTCTTCAGTCAGCCCGATGCCGGATACATTCGTCGTAGAATTGGAAGATTCGTTCATCGTTCAGAAAAATATATTGTTCGTTGAGTGCATTTTCACTGAAATTGCCGCTCCCGCACACGACAAAATAATGTTCAGCCGTGCGGATCAAAGTGATCTTCGAGTGATTCCAGGCATATCCAATCTCGATTCGTTGATCTCGGGCAAACGCCTGCAACTGGTCATTGACTTTCGGAACACGATTCTTGATCGAATCGGAGATGCAGACATATATGTTCTCTATCGCCCCTTTGTCGTACCAACGAACGAGCGACGCGAGGATTCGTTCGTTGATCGAATATGTTGAGAATGTGAGCTGCATTATCGTACCGAAATATTTGATGATATAGGTAATGAAGGTGAAAGCGTTGAACGAGTTCAAAGTCCAAAGGAAAAACACCTCTCCTGGCAGCGGAACCCGTCCAATGAGTTGTTTGAGGCTGTGAATTTTTTCCGAGTGCATTTTCTCGAATCGCTCAACGGCCGAGGTAGACTTCTCCGTCTGCCTGGCAACCGGGTTGTCGGAGAAAAGGGCGTTAATGTCGAACAGAGGCATAGTTGTCAATGATTCTATTCACTTCGGAAAGTTCACGCTGTTTTGCAGCCAATCGTTGCTCCCTGCGAGGCAATAGATGCGGCTTATTGCCCTTGCGAATTTCAGAATTGATCCGCCAGATGGCTTCTTCGAGGTTCTCTTTGCGACGGAACAGGCTCGATATAGGGAGGTGCCGCAATTCATTGCACCGTTTTACCTCTTCAAAAATCGGATGTTTCCCGAGGATCCTCCGGTGTGCTTTGTAATAAGCTAACTCGGAATGAATTTTCCGATTTTCAATATAATTTTCGATCAGATTTTTTGCAGCCGAGAAACACTCATCCGGGGTTGTGCAGTCGTACAATTTTTCGTGAGCTTCCACATATCTCCGATGGGTTGTTATCTTGTCCGCTACGAGGATCTTCAATTCATTTGGGCAATCACAATCGGATAGGAAAGGCCAATCCTCTCGAAAACTCGGACGAACCGGGGAACTATTGGTGGCAGGCTCAATTACAGATGCCAACGATTGTATCAACAACGGTTTGTAACGCTTCGGATTCAGGCTGACCAGTTTTGCCAGGTGTTTATTGGGCGCCACAAGACTCAAGAGCCGAAGTCCTTCCTGAACTTCGGCTCCCGAATCTAACCATTGGCGAATCTCGTTCTTCATTTGAGCAGATGGTCTCGAATCAGAGTCTCGATGGCCGAGAACCCTTCAGGACTTGCCACAATGAATTTACGACGAACGAATCCCTCCAATACGATGTTCTCGCACGGATTAGCCCGCAACACAGGCGTAACGAAATTACCAAAGGTGTATCCGACTCGAACTGGACGAGTACGATACTTCGAGACGTATCCTTTGACAAGAGATTCACCTTCGTCCTCGGTGCTGGGGAGATATTCGGCGAGGTTGTCTTTGCTGAAAGCCATGGGCAACCGATGAGCGTAATGCTCTTTGTTCTGTCGATCCACATACACGACCGGAAGATACAGTTCTTCCGGCTCGACAGCTGAACACGGGAACGTGTTCGCCGGTACCAGGACGAACGAATCGTCGATCCTCGAATCAGCAATGCAGAGTTCGAGAATTGTTCGAATATCCGTATCCGGGAGCACCGATAGGATCAGCGGACGAACCGAACAGAACTTTGTCCAGATCGATTCCATCAGCGCCTCTGTCCCCGAAAACGCACAGACTACAATCTGGCTCAGAGGTTGTACGTCGTAGGCGATCTCTTCCGGATCTGAAATGGAAGAGGCTGCCACAGTCGCGGGCATAGGATCGACGGCATCAGTCGGCTCCGCGGTGGGAGACGTTGCCACATTCGCGGCCAGAGGATCGGCGGCAGTTTCAGCCGTCATTTTCACCTCGGCGGTCTGTTTATTTTTCTTGGTAGTCATACTCTACGCTCCTTCCTGGTTTGACGATGCGGCGGCCGTAGCTGCAACATCCGGCATGGTTCCCGAGTAGTCTCCCGGCAGGAACTTGTCGATCTGTTCCTGTTTCCACACGAATTTCCGTTTGCACGCCTCCTTGTTGTTCGTGGTCTCGGGCGTCATGTAGAGAGGGTTGCACTTCGACCCGAATGCCTGAACGCGGCCGCCTTCGGTACCGTCGCACTCCTTGACGAGAATCACGACGCCCTTATTCATGAATGCCTCCGTGTGATTCTTGATGTCCACGCTGTTTCCCGGATGCTCGTATCCAACACCCTGCTTCACACCCCGCGCATCTGCCTCCCCGGAATATTCTTCCGTAAATTCGATCGTGGGAGCCGTCGCATAGATGCTGACAGCCTTCGCACTCTCCTTGAGCGTATAATCGCCCTCCATCTGCACGTTTCCAACCGACCGGGTCGGTTCAGTTTCGATGTCTTCGACGTCGATGATGATAATCTCCGAAGATTTGGCGGTGGCGCAACCTGCGCCATCGCCGTTCTTCGGCACACTAACCTTCGTGTAAGCCATATTCGTTGTATTTTGAGTTGAACATTATGCCCCTTCGAGATCGTCCTCACCGGTGGTCGAATCAGCCTCGGCGCCGCCATACGTCCACTTGCTGTCCTCCGTATCGACGGCCGGAGAATCGAGGATCACCGTTGCACTCGGATCATACCCTTCGGGAACCGATGCGTAAACAGCCTCGCCAATCTTGAATCCGGTCGAAAGAGAGTACTCGCCGAAGATTTTGACCTCGTAGTCCACCTCTTCGAGCTTATTGATGCAGTTCTGGGCCTTGCTGTAATCAACCAGTTCGATAAAGTTGTTCTTGGTCGTAGCGAAAAGGATCGGCGAGTTATACATCGACTCCATCGGGGCGAACGTGAATTTGGTGAATCGCACCTTGTCGCCAATGGACTGGCCCGTATACTTTCCGTTTACGGCAAAGTCCTCCCGCTGATAATGCGTCAGGAACTGCTCGGAGCAGTGGATTTCCAGCGGGCCGACGAAGAAATCGTTGATTGCATCCACGAAGCTATCCACGTAGTCGAGCAACTCCTGGCCTTTCAACGTGAACGGATCCTTCGCATCCTTGAAGTAGTTGATCTTGTGTTCGCCGGTTTTCTTCCCCTCGACAAGGATAGTCTCGTAACCATCCATCGACTTGGCTGCAGGACGGCCCTCGTCGCCGGTTCTCACGTCCGCCGGAGCAGCTTCGTACTTTCCTTTTCCGATCATCGAACGAGTGATGTCATCCAGCACTTTGGGGATGATGTGGTTCTCGATGATGTACTTGGTAATAGGCATCTCCTGCATGGTCTTGCCCTGCTCCCACATGAACAGCAGCCAGCTCTTGATGACGTCGGCCGGGAGGATGGACACGTTGATCTTGTGGCGACGATACGGGATGCGAATCGGCGTGAACTTCATCGTGCCCTTGGGCGTCCACTTCGGCGTGAACTCCTGCGATACTTCGGTGATGATGGCGTCCGAAGCGATGTAGTCGGTATTCGACTGAACGCGCGTCATGTATCTGGAATCCTTGAAGCCCAGATAGAGCCGCTTGGCGAGAAGTTCGAGCCGAACATTCGGCGGCATCGTCATGTCGAACTCTTTGTTCAGTTCGGAGATATCAATCGTTCCGTTCTCAAGTGCAGAGAACTGAACACTGTTGCCCGACGAGAGGATGCTCGAAACGAGGGCGTTGTGTTTCGCTCTCATATCGATCTGAAACGTCATCGGCGTTGCACCAGCGACGCCAGTCATCGGAGACGTCGGAGTAGTCTTCGGAGCCGGTTCGGACTCGTCGGCCAGCGTGTTGATTGTCTCCTGGAGCGACTGAATGCGCTGAAGCAGCGGCGCTTTGGATTGCTCAACATGATACGCAACGGCCGCATCGAATAACTCGTGCGTCGATTCGATCGAGGCAGAGTCGGCGAACGACATTCCCTCCAACTTTGCAAGGAAGGCATCACCGTAGTTACTTCGGATCAGCTCGCGTTCCTCGTCGGTAAGCGAGACGGCTCCGTTGTCGCCGATCGGAAGATCGGTTTTACCAAGCAGACGGGCAACCAGTTTGCCCATCTTGCTCTCGGTCAGGAAATCTTTCAAATTAAACATCGTTTTATCTTTTAAGAGTTATCGGTATTCAGCCCGCACAAATACGTTCTCAACTACCTGGTCGAGTGTCATGATATTATCGATCAATCCTATCTCTCGCGCTTTGGCTGCATAAAACATCGCACCGGATAAGACGCCAGGTGTATCCGATTGCAGGTTCTTTCGGCCTTCTTTCACTGCATTCTGGAACTGTTGAACAATCGGAGACATTTCCGACTGGAGTAATTCAATGTCGCCTTCAAGGGCCTTCCGATAGGCCAGATTTTTGTCGGAAGATTCCTTTGCATAGACGGTGATGATCTTCTCCCCTGACCGAAGATTTGAGGAGTCAACAATCTGGGTCATTACCCCAATCGAACCAACAGCAGATAGGGTGTTGTCTACGAAAATCGAATCACATTGAGAGGCAATCCAGTAAGCTGCCGAGGCACAGAAATCGCAATGCGAGACAATCGGTTTCCCGGCTGCCTTCACCTTCTGAATAGCCTCGACCATGATTGGCACAGAATTACAAGCCCCACCTCCTGAATCGATATCGAGAACCACACCTACCACATTGTCATCCGACGCACTCCGAATAAGCTGCGACGCGATAGTCATGGTCCCGATGCTGAAGCAAGTATCGTATTTGGTAAGTGTCCCCCGCATGGGAATCACGGCGACACACTTCTTTTTGCGAGCGGGGTCATTTCCTATACCGAACGATGTCCCATCCTCCGAATAAGCCATTGGTTCAAAATCCAAGACTTCGAGGCGGGGTGATATGTGCGCAAGAAAATCCAACGCGATGGGCAGAAGTGCCTCCGCGTCGGAAACCAACCATTGCCCTCGGCGAATATCAAGGGCAAGCTGAATATTATTTTGAGGCGTTGGAGTGACCTTCATTTCTATCTTTTTTCACAAAAATACGAGGTCACACTTCGCCAGGAAAGGACGAGAAAACACCGTCAAATATCGCTCTTTGCCTCGTATTTGCACGTGGCGACTATTGACGTTTCTCTTTCGATTTCGAAATAGGCCGGCACGTCTGTCGTCCCAAGCCGAAGCTCTTTATTGTTGTCGAAAACAATCATGACGCGCAACGGCAATGAAATAATCTTCGGATCATGGTGAAGTGTGGCGGAAATCGTATATGTTTTGAGGCGCCCCGCGCTTTCTTGGGTTATCTTCTCCTTCAATGTCGCCGAGCCTGGCACAACCGGCAGGGCATACCAATAGTCGTCGTTGCTTTCAGCACGAGCAACGTAGATCTCTTTGATGATTCGAATCATAGTGAAAACGGAATGAATATTACGATTTGACAAATTATTTTTTTCAAGCCCGAAGTATCCAGGGATTCGTCTACATAGTAGGCTTTCCGCATGAGTCGTTTGGCCAGAAGAGCATCTCGCTCTCGCTGCTTCCGATAGGCTCTTTTGTGCAGGGCATCGTAGTTGTCGCGCGACACAAGACGCCGAGATTGGATAAAGCCTTCGATGATCTCTTTTTTTGAGAACCCAGCGGACTCACCTCGTCGGTAGTATCCAGTGAAATCAAGGTCGAAGTAGGCTCGAAGGGCTTGATTAAGCTGTGTCATGTCGGCCCGACTGAAGTATAGAAATTTGTACTCCAAATTCTGACTGGCGCTACACAAAGGCAGTCGCAGCGTGACGACATATTCTCCGAGGACAGGTTCGACCGGTTTCGGAGATTGTCGGCAATGAGCAATGATAAGTTTGCCCAAACCATGTTCAGAGTTCACCTTCAAAGTGTCTCCTTCCACTGGGAAAAGGTATCCGATGTAATCAAGAAGCATCGGATTGTCGATTCGTAGTTGAACGGTCATATATGTTTGTTTTTTAGGTTACTCGAAAATTTCCACTGGTATCGTGAATCGTTGCGGAACCTGATTGCATTCGGATCGACTCGAATATGAGTTGCATCGTTATCGAGGTCAATCATGCAATAGCCTTCTGTGTTATCGAAAATCCGATAAGAGGCCAGGCATTCGACAACTTCGATGAATCGAGCCGGATTCGTCGCTATATCAGCGACAATGGTCCATTCTCCTGGACGTTTTCGCATCAGGCGAGGTATTAGATTCGTCGAATAATTGATGTACTCCGCATCTGTTATACCGTCGAGATCCATAATTCTTCACGGTTTTTCACGTCACTACATGAACTACAACACTACAACGCTATCTTTCAACACTTTGGAAAACTACAATTTCGACCATTGTAGTTGAGTATTTGAGAATCGCCCCTTTTTGTAGTTCGGTGTAGTTTTTCTGTTCGAATAAACTACACCTTTTTTTCTTTTTAATTCCCTATTTATTAGTGTTGTAGTTGATGTAGTTGATGTAGTTGGCAAATTCGTAATCTTTGCGTCTATGCTCCGCAGAGAGAAAACCCGCAACTCGGGCATAGCACACATCCATTTTCGTGGATCAGTTCGTCTCCACACTCTGGGCAGACTCCTTCTGCCAGGTCAACTTCATAGTCATCCAAGTCTTTCATATTTCTTGATTTGAGTAATTTAGGCGTATCGTATATGTTTCCGATAACGCCTTCGATTTCTTTTTCATAGGAATAAAGGTCGTGGAGAGTATCGTCCCAATACTCCTTTATGCACCACGACCCGCCTTCAAATAGTACCAGCATTGGTACCGGAGCGTTATCTGCACCAAATCGGACATTGATAATGTCATCCTCAAAAATGTCCTTCATACCGGAATACTCCCCAACGGTTTCGGGATCTACTTCTACTACCGGTTCACCGCGTTTGTACGGGACAATCTCATGAGCGATGCCGGTTTGAACTTCTGCTTCAATATAACTACCGACGGCCCATCCTTGGCCATCAAGTCGCTTGCCTCTGTATTTGTGTTTACGTTTCATATGCGTTTGCCCAATTTGACAATGAAGGTTTCATGATCCGGTGCGCCCCACTCCGGGCAGCCCTGTCCCATCGTGATCCGCTTGCATTCGAACATCATCCGGCAGTTCGACAAAATCTTCGCAAGCCTCATCCTCGAAATATGCGAGCATACCTTCTTTAGTACATTTTCCCACTCCGAAGAAATTTTGGCATTCAAAATTTGCGCAGCCGCTGCAAGTTTTCATATCCTTATTTTACTTTTCCGCCCCAAACTAAAATAGCTGGTATTGTTATTTTACTTTTGTACTATTACTGCCCCACAATTAGTTACTCCTTGTATTTCTACTCGACCTTCACAATCGCATCTTTCGGCACATGCAACGCACCGCATCCGACCCACCAGCCGCCATCGGACACGGGATAGTAAACGCCCTCAAACTCGAAGCACTCGACTTTCTTCCGCCGCTTCAACGTCAGAATCTTGTGTGTGCTCTTGTCAAGTGTCAGCAGGAAGCGCATCCATCTCGGGTGGTCGATATGCTCGTCGCCAAAGTACGACACATCGGCCTCGTTCCACCTCTTGAGATTTTCCAAGTTTTCCCGAAGGTCGCGCACGATCATCTCTTTTTGACTGTCAGTCCAGCGATCGTAATACGCCGCCAGCAACTCGTTAGGTAGTGAGGCTGATGCCGCAGTACGACGATTCATAGCGTACCGTATCGCCATCCAGCAGGTGTCCCACTCGACGGATGAGAGGGGTTGGGTAATCCTTTTCATAATTATTTCGAGGTTTTGCGAGAATCTCGCTATTTTTACTTATCTGTTATCTCAAAGAGGTTGATTTCAACCACCTCAAATTTCTCCTTATCTACCTTATAGTTGGTTACTTCGTATATCATCACTCCATCAGTTTTTGTTTGAACTCTTGGGCTATTTTCTTGGGCGTATCTCCTTGAAACACTCCGGACATGAATTGCTCAAAAAGGCGGCACGCCGTCTCGGCCATCTCTTCCTCGGCAAGTTCGACGGCTTCAAAAGCTGCTCCAGCGCTGAAATCTCCGCTTGGGTATGGATGTTTATCCCGATGCTCCTCAATGTACTTTTCTGCTCTCTTGCTTTTCATTTTCTCGTCTGTTTGGATTTATTGGGCTCGAAAAATAATGTTGGGCCTTGACCCATCGTAAAGTCGAATAATAACATCACCTCGTCGCACTCATGATTCGAGGTAGTACGATTATCTCCGTATTTCACTTCGCACTCTCCGTTATGCCAATAAATGCAGTTTCCGCAAATAGCTTTCATTTTCTCCTCGGTTTATAGTTTGAGTTTTATCCCATTCTCCGAAAGCCATTCGATGCAACTGACTATCGAACTTACCATAGGATTGCTTTGATAATATACATATGGTCGCTGCCCTCCGTATTCAGGAGATTCGTAGCAAACATAAAGAGATTTTGAAATCTCTTCATAAATAAACGATACATACATTTCTACTCCCTCATATTCGATCTCAAACGGAAGCATCCCCAGCAGGTCAGCTACCGTGAAGGCGGGGACAACATAAGGCCCCGGAACTTTCATTACCAATCGTCGCTCTCCGGCGATTTCTGACCAACACATGCTCGCCTTATCCGCAGGTACGCCCAGCTCCAACAGCCGCCTCGACTGCTCGATGCTTGTTACTTGGTTTTCCATGCTCATATTATGATACTTTTCTATTTTCCTCACAATTAATTGCTTCTGCCAGTGCTTCACACATAGCCGTGGCGACCTGCGTCACCACGGCGTTGCCGAGGTACTTCTTCTGCTCCTCCTGGGTGCCGACCAGCACGTAATCGTCACCGAAGCCCTGGATGCGCTTCATCTCGGAAATACGCAGCATTCGCATCGTGATGTCTACAATGCCGTACAGCGCGCAGAACTCCTTGATTCGCCGCATCGCCGGGGTATCCCCCGGACGGATTTCACAGACGGTGACACATCGTTCAGCAGAGTGAGGAAGCACAACGGCTACCCGATCCTTCGTAGTTAGCGTGGGCGCCGGGGCCTCCACGATTACATTCACCCCAGGCGAATAGTAGGCCGACAGAAACGGCCGCACCACCTGGAATCGATCCTTCGTCGTGAGGGTCGGAGCCGGACTGTCGACGGAGGCATTATAACCGTTGCCGTAGTAGGCCGAGACAAAGGCGTGATGGTCGACCGTCGTGAGAGCCCCGGCCGGGCCGTCGACGCCGATGTTCTTACTCTGCGGATCGCCGCCAAATTGCTTCGACAGGAAGTTTACCCGAGCTATGCCCAGGCGGTTCTGCGTGGCAACCGTCGGGCATGGGGCATCGAGATCAGGAGCGATGTATTTACCGGTCTTTCCGTTCACCGAGTTCCACTTCACGAGGAAGGCGTCTTTTCCTCCGGCCACGAACTTCACCAGCCCGGCATAGATGCGATCGAGCGTGGCATCTACCAACGGTTTGTGGCGCGTGAAGATCGACTCGCCGCGGTCATCGAAGTCCAGTACGTCGCGCACGGCCCGCCAGGGTTTCAGCGAGCCTCCAAACAGATCGGCCGCGGGTTTCCGGGCGTGCGTCGGCCGGGGCCACACCATCGGCAGGCCGACCCGGGCGAAGAGCCCGAAGTAGCGAACCCGTGAGGTGTAGGCGCCGAAGTCGGCCGAGTTCAGGACGCGATGGTCAAACCGATAGCCGCGGGCACATACCTCCTCCACCCATTTGCGGTAGAGGGTTCCCTTCTGTTCGGGATCCGGGATCCAGACCGGAGCGACCGTCGTCTGTTTCCGCTTGCGGTCATGCTTGATGTCGAGCGGGCAGCTCTCGGCGCCGGTCTCCGGATTGCGGACGACCTTCACCTGAAGCGGACCCCACTCCATGAACTCGACGACGTTCTCGATCTGGATGTAGTCGGGCTGCAGCTCCTCGATGTAGCGAAACAGATGCTCGGCCAGCGTCCGACTGTCGGCATCGCGCGACATGCCGCCTTTGGCCCGCGAGTGGTTCGTGCATTCGAGCGACGCCCAAAGCACGAGCTTCGCATCGGGGTTCTTCATGCGCTCGACAGTCGTGTGCACCTTCATGGGTCCGAGGTCGAGCGTGCGGATGTCCTCGGTGAAGTGACGGGTGTGCGGATGGTTGGCCGCGTGCGACAGAATCGCGTTGGCATCGTGGTTCACGCAGGCAATCACCCGGGCGCACTTCTGCCCGTAGATACGTGCCCGCTCGACCCCCGTCGAGGTGCCTCCGGCTCCGCAAAACAGGTCGATGTAAAGAAGTTCGGTTGCCATATCAAAGATCTTCAGAGTGTTGTTCCATTCGTAATTCATTCTAATCAGGGCATTAGAATTTTTCTTCATCATCATTCTCGGTGTATCCGCTCGAAATGTCGATGTCAATGTTGTAATTTTCTTTAATCATGTCGTAGTCGAAGATCATTGCCGTTGTGACCTTACTCTTGGCGGTGTCTCCGTCCGATGGTGTGTATCCTTGAGGAGTCTCGATCATTTTGAAGCGCATGGACTTTGCTGTGCCCAAAAATTCGGGTGAGTGCTCCAGGTAATACTTCAAGGTCTCTCTGGGAATCGTCTTGCCTGCTGTATCTCGGCCTTCTTTCGCATATAGCTGGGAAATGCGGCTGAAATTGATATACAGGTATTTTTTATCCGGTCGAAGCTCCAGAGGCGTTTTCGATTGCTGTATAGGGATCGGTCTTCCGGTGCCGGTGCCCATCTTGATATGATAGTCCACCTTGATCCATATTTTACTCGAAGAGACGAGAATATCGACGGTCTCCCAGAACCCGGACAGTTCATTGTTCTGCTTGGTCTTGTTGTTCTGCTCGACGCACAGGTTTGACATGATCTCCAGCATTTCGTTGTAGTTGAACGGCATATTGATATGAGGTTCGAGACTCTTGAAGGCGGCCAATAGGGTCGCCCAATTTTTCAGCGTCCGGTCCTCGACGGAGTACTTACGGATGTTGTTAGACATATCGTAAAGCACGCCGTCCCACGCTGAACGAAAATTGCCCTGAAACCGCTGGCGTAGTTTTAGAACCTCTCCGGTTAGGTGTGTCAGGCCCCGCTTTTCTATAAGTTTCAAGTCCTCATAGTTGCGTTTCTCTTGATCGGTAAATTCACTTTTCGAGAAAGTGAGAAACACCAGTCGATTGAACAAAGCAATGTCCGCAGTTGGCATCTCCTGTCCTGACATCACCACCCCGCAATCGACTGCTGTTGTCTCTCGTTTCTTGTCGTTGTCCATGTTCATCCGGGAACGTCCGGCCCCATCCCAAAGACCTTTCAGAAATTCTCTCTTTTCCAGGTCGAGCGAGTTCTTATACTCGTCGAGATGCACCACGGCATTCGACACTTCGGCAACGGCTTCCGCAAGTGCCGCCTTCGTCGTGTTGTTGATATTGGGCGCGATATTGTTGGGAATGAAAAACGATGTCAGAGAGTGCCCGAGTTCAGATTTACCTGTACCCTTCGGACCAAACAAGTTGAGAATAGGAAATGAGGTGGTGACGCTTGTGACAATATCCTTGAACAGCGTAGCAAACAGGAAGCACAAGGCGATTTTAGCGTTGTCCCCGAACACCGTGATGAGCTTCACGGCATAGTCGTGAAGGGTTATATCGTTCGTCACGGCATAAATGAATTTTCGCTGATGTTGATACCCCTGTGTATCGTCACGGGTATCAAGAGAACAGCCTGGCAGATAGAACTTCTGGCCTCTCATATTGACGATGCCATATTCATCAGCTTTTTCAAAGTGCCCACAGTCGAGGCCGCCGTTTCCCCATGCGTAGAACTGATAGCGCTTCTGCCATCCGAGTTGTTTGATCTCGTCGGCCGATGGGGTGTCGTCGTAAAGGTATTTCTTCAGCAATGTCACCTCACCGGGTCCGGCCTCCCAAACATAGTTCCCTTTGGTTTCGACGCGGGTTTTGAAATCCGTGAACGAGACAAGTTCACTCTGGGCAAATTTGATGACAGCCTCCTGTCGTTTTACATTACGCATGAGAAAGATTCGACGGGCGTTACGCTCATCGCGGATATGTACGATGGGAATGAGAATGAAGTTTGACCAACGCCTATCGTTCGATCGAGAGGCGGCTCCGTAGTAGCAGTTGTCTCGGACGTAGAATCCGTACTCGGCCAACATATCCTCGAACCCGTCCGTCTTCTCTTTGACCTTTTGGCGGTCAATTGCATTCTTCGCCTTGTAGTATTCTTGGGTCCAGATTCTTCCGTTCTTGTACTCTTTCGTGAATGTCGAAATATACATATCGACGGCCGTCTGGTCCTGGACCAGTGCCAGCAACTGACATATTTCTGTAATAACCGCAGCAATCTCTGTTTGCGACTGCTGCTCCTTCATTCTCTCGTGGCAGATCCACGGGATATAATCAAACGTGCACCTGGTTAGGCAATCTTCATAGTCTTGGTGATGGAGCCGGAAATATTCGTCAGGATCTTTACCCTCCGGAAGAATCATCACACGAACATTCAGACCATTCCGTAGGAGATCAACACCGTGTTTCTTGACGGCTTTGACGCCGGCATCATCCGTGTCTCCTATGAGAATGACGGTCCTTGCGTATTTCTTGATGATGGAGATCTGATCGGCTGTCAGGGCTGTTCCGAGCGGTGCAATCGCGGTGTTCACGCCGATCTCGTGAAGACGAACCACATCCGGATTACCCTCGACGAGGACGGCCGTTTCGGTGGTTGCAATCTGTCGGAGCGCGTGGAAGAGTCCGAAGATCTCTTTGGATTTTGAATATAGCGGGGTCTCGCCCGTATTCAAGTATTTCGGGTAATCTTTCGCCCCAATATATCGACCGGAGAATCCGATGGCGTTCCCGGTCCTACTGTATATCGGGAACATAATTCGATGACGAAAGGTGTCGTAAAGCGAATGATCTCGATCGCTACGTTTCACCAATCCGGCCTCGATCAGTATGTCCGTTTTATAACCTCGATCCGTACAGTATTTGAGGAGTCCTCCGTGTTCTGGGGCATATCCGATCATGAAGAGATCGAGTGTGCTCTTCTTCCATCGGTTTCGGGCGTACTCTGTGGCTGCGGGCGATTTCGCAAGGCATTCTCGGAAATATTCGACGGCAACCTTGTTCGCCTCCATCAATGCGGATCGATGGAAACGACGCTCGCGCTCTTCTGCTGTGGGCTCATGTTTCTCATACTGGATTCCGAGTTTATCCGCCAGGTATTCAAGCGCCTCATAGAACTTCATGTTTTTGAGGTGCATGATAAAATCGATAGCGTTTCCGGTTTCATCGCAAGCGCCGAAACAGTGATATATATTTCTCACGGGAGACACCTTGAATGAAGGCGTCTTCTCGTTATGAAACGGACAGCAACATTCATAATTCACACCTTTCTTGGTGAGGTGTATTCCTTCACCTTGAATAATGGACACAATGTCGTGTTCGAGAATCTGATCTTTTACATATTCGGGAATCAT